GACGAAACCCACCGTCATTTCGCCCATCACCTCGTCGAGTGCCATCATAATCGGGGCCATTGCCTCTGGCCCACCGCTGGCGAGACTGGGATCTTCTAGCACCCCCATCGTGCGACTGGCAAGTGCTTCGACAATCTTGGGCTTCAACTCCTTGTACCCCTTCCAGTCGAGCGACCCCACCTTGATGGTGTTGCCGTTACCCAATGTCACCTCGACTGAAGAGGGACGATCTGCAACCTCACTCATGTTGTCGACACTCCCAAAAGTTGATACCCCTGCCAGATATACCGGCAAGGGTATCAACTGATTGGAGCGTACTCAAGCGGCGATCAGGCGAGGTTCATCTTGCCGATCACATGCCCGTCTGTCTCATCTGTCTTCCCGAGAGCCGCATACTCGACTTCGAGGATTCGGTCGTCGTCGTTGTTGAACGCCATGCTGACTTCGCCGATGGGCGTCGTCTTGAAGAACTCGACGGTGTCGCCAGCGTCCGCTGACAGGTAAGGCGTGATGACCATTGACTGCGTGGAGTAGATGTACCCCGCCGACCGACCGATGCCTTTGAACGAACCCGCATCCGCGCCGGGATCGTAGACCTCGTTCAGAGTCGCGGCGACCCACTCGGACCACGGCACGGTCACCCGGCACTCGTCACCAGTGTGGATGATCGCCAGTGCGGTCGAGCCGTACTTGTCAACGATCCGTTCACGGTTCTGCGGCGTGATGGTCGCGGTCACTCCTCCGGTCGTGTTTCCGATGGTCACTTCCGATGATGTTGCCCCCAACTTCACGTCAGCCGGTCCACCAACAATATCACTGATAGCCATGAGTCCGTCTCCTCGTTATGTCGTTTTGCGAATTTTCACATCCCACTCGGTCGCAAGATGCCTGATGCGTTTCCCATCCTTCTCGATCTCGACAGTTCCCACAAAGGTTGCACCCGTGCGACTGACGTTGGTTACATTGTAATTCGTTGTGGATATGGCGGTAGTGCGGATTTTCGGTATCTCCAACAACTCGTCCAAACGTGACTTGATCTGCTCGTTGGTTCGAGGGCTGGTAGACCACACATCAATCTGGAACTGGGCAGCGAACTGGCCATACCCGGTGCATTCGGTGACCGGTCCGTCGTTTGACTGCACGAGCGTCAGCATCGGGAAGTCCACGTCGTCGGGCGGATCCGGCTCATACACGGCCGACGCAGCCGAGAGCATCGCCGCCAGCGTGGAGTCACCCACGAGTATGTCCCTGATCCCTTTCCAGACTTCGGACAGGTCAGCCATTCATGCCCCCCCTCCTGTTCTGGTGAGGAATCCTGACTTCAAGAACGCATTGGGGACCGCCAGTTGCATCCACAATCTTGCCTTGGGTGCATAGGCATTCGCGGCTGGGCGCAAGAATGGCATGATGGGTCTGGCTGCGCCGCCCTGCCCCCGCTTCGTTTTTGACTTCCAAGTCCTGATCGCCGTGGCGTCCGTTGCCGCGAGCTGAGTTCTGCCCAGAGCCTTCACCTTTCCCCCGGCAATGCGATTCGTCCCATATTCGATGTAGGGCGCGTACCGTATATTGGTGCCGATCCGCACCTGCGCCCCGATCTTCGCGCCCCTGACAATCTCGTACCGAATGGAGTTCTTCAGCGCACCGGGTCGTCGGCTTCCCGTGAACTTCGCCCCAACCGGGACGCGCTTCTTGGCCTCCGTGGACACCGCCGTCCCGATCTTGACGAGCGCGGTATTGATGCGATGATCGAGGTTGGGTGGGAGATTTCTCATTGACCTCAACCACTTCTCAGATCCGACTATCAGCAAGGGTGCCGTTTTTGGCATCAGTCTCTCTCCAGATACACGGTCAGCATCTTGTTGCGTCCCGTTTCGTCGCCAACTCCACGCACCTGATAGGTCGATGATCCAATGGTGATGCGGTCGCCGTTTCCGGAATCCGACGCCTGCGGATTGATGTCGACGCCGGGCTTGAAAAAACCCATCGCGTCGAACTCGTAATCCCGACCCGCCGAGGTGAACTCCGTCTTGGCGTTCTTCTGCTGCACGAGGCACGGGACATCCGTTGACGAGTTCGACCAGCTCGGCGTCATCTCGCCATAGTCGTCAACCGTCCTCGCCCACCGCTGGATGGTGCATCGCTGAGTCAGTAGCCCGGTCAGGCTCATATCAGCACCATGTTACGGTAACGGTTGCAGAGTCCCCTGATCGTCGACAGTTCTGGAATCCCGGTGTCTTCGAGCAGCGTGTAGGAGTATGACCCCAGCTTCTCCGACTTGACCGGCATCCCGTTTTCTCGGCTGGACCGCATCCATGCGACGAGGATTCTGCACGCCGCCGCCAGATCGCCCGGCACGGTGCTGTACCCGGCAGTGTAGATGACCTTGATGTTCCCGGTCCCTCTGGGCCACTCACCCCACGTCTGCCGGTCACCGTCTCCGGTGAACGTCCCCGGTCCCTTGATGGCAATGATGTTGCCGGGGTTGCTTTCGTTTTCGACCACCGACTGGGCATAGAAATCCTCGCCAGCCGTCCACTCGGTTGTGCTGTCGAATGCGCCGCTGGCCTGCCCTGCATAGGCAGCGGCATCGACGTGGACCGAGGTGATCGCCGTAACGGGACGCTGCTGGAGCAGCAGGTTTGTCGTCCCGTCGCCGCTGTAATACTCGGTTAGCGTGGCTTGCTCAATCGCCCTGTCGAGGTAGCCGAGGATCGCCGCATCAGCATCGGCAATCAGCAGGTTGAGCAGGTCGTCCTCAGACGAATCGGTAATTCCGAGATATGTCTTGAGGTCGGCGAGAGTCGTCAACGCCACAGCTCACCTCACAGTTCCTTCTTGAGCTTATCCAAGTATGCCAGCGTGTCCTTGCGAGACATCGGGCAGGGCGGGATCGTGTACCGGGTGGGCACCAGCATCTCGGCCTGTTTCTTGCTCGGCTTCTTGGCCGCTGGCTTGGCGGCGACGGCTTTCTTCTTTGCCATGTCAGTCTCCAGAGGGGAGGCCGCTCGCTGGCCCGGCGTGAGGATACCGAACCAGCGAGCGTCACTCGGCGGCGTCCTAGCTGTTGAGCAACTCGTCACAGAGGCAGAACGCCTTGACGTGTCGTGCGCCCGCGTCCATAGACATGATCGCTCGGACCCAAGTCTGGTCGTTCGCGAACGGGGTGTCGCCCTGCGTCGAGGTGGCGAACTCCAGAACACCAGCTCGGGCGATCAGCCATTCGCTGAACACGCCGAACAGGACGTAGGTCAGGTCGTCGCCCGAACCCTTTGCGCGGACGTTGTTGACCTGCGTCGAAACGTAGACCGGATGACCGAACAGACGCGGTGGCAGTCCGTTCTCGATCTGTCCACGGTTCGTCTCGAACAGGAACGGGCCTTCACCGTCAGCGGACGAGACAGCAGCGGCACGCGAGTTGTAGAGACCAACGAACAGCTCTGGCCGCATCAGGAATGCCGCCGACGAGGTGTCGAAGTTATCCTCAAGCACGGCAGCAGCCATCCGACCGGGATCTGCCGGACCGAACGTGTTACCGTTGGTGGCGACAGTTGTCGCCGCCACAGCGTTGATGCCGCTCGTCGTGATGATGCCTCCCGGTGCAGTCGAGGTGGCATTGCCGTCCAGCATCGTCTGGTCCGCTTTGAGAGCGAGAGTGGTTGCGAGGTCGTTCCGCACGAACGCTTCGATGCTCGGCGTAGCGTATCGGATCAGCTCGTTGGGCAACTTGACCAAACCGGCCAACTTCTTCGCCGTCAGCGACAGGGTATCTGTCCCCATCTCGCTCGCGGTGATCGCCGCGTTCTCGCCAACCCAATAGGCGGTCAGCCCACCGGTGTGACGGGGGAAGTCGATCTTGCCGTTGGGCGGCAGACTGATCTCCGTCGCACCGGCCTGATCCAGAACACTCTTGGCCCGGATCAGTTCGATGAGTTCGCCGAGCGGAGCGTTGGCGACCAATGCGCCAGCCGGGTCGGTTGACCAACTGATCGCCTGACCGACAGTTCCGCCGATCTTCTGGGCGACCCAATTTCTCTGGTCCGCGTCCTGACCTATGACAGACTGAGCCATCGCCTGACGCAACTCGGTTCCCAGCCCCGTGTCGAGGTTCTCGATGTGAGACGAGCCGAGCGGAACCAGCATCGAGTTCGCACCAGCCAGCGTCATCCCTCCCTGATCAACATAGTGCTGACGCAGGCGGTTGTTGACATCCAGCTCATACTTCGCCTGCTCTGGCTTCAGGAACCCCTGTCGGAGTCCGAGTGCCCGCAGGAAGCTGTAGCCTTGGCTTCCGGTCTGCGGACCGACGTGGGTCGCAGCCGAACCGCCGCCGAACAACTGGCTGGCGTTGGAGGACGGCTGTGCCAGCTCGTCCAGTTTCTCGTCGAGAGCCGACTGCCGCTCCATGAGCGGTGCGACCTGCTCGTCCACCGTTGACTTCACCGCGTCCACGACCTGCTGAACATCGTCGGCCGCTTCGTTTCTTTCGTCAGTCATCCGTGATCTCCTTGAATGTGCGACCTATCCGGTCAGCCGTGATAGTTTGTCTTCCAGTTTATCCATCTCGGTGGCAACTGGCTTCAGTGCCGCCTCGACAGCCTTCGTTGCTCCCGCAATCCTCTGCCGTTGCTTTCGGTCTCTTTCGAGCTTGCTGGCCACGGCTTCGTAGTCAATTGTCTGCAAAGGTGTCTCTGTGTCAACGTCTGTTGCTTGTTCTTCGTTGTCGCGGTCTCTTTCATACTTCACAGTCACATAGTCATCTTCCTCTATGACTTCCACAACGTGCTGCTGCTCTGGTTCCCAACCCGGCGACCAGACCGGAGCCGGTCCACCCATCCGCTTCATCACGCCCTGCAACGACATCGTGATGACCTCGCCGTTGACGTGTCCGCGATCCAAGCACCGACGCACCGCACCGGGGTCAGCCGGAATCGACACCACCGACCACTCCAGCAGGTCGCTCTCGGTGTAGTCCAGACCGATGCCATCCACCAGCGATACCTCGTCGTCGCCGATGTCCTGACTCTGCTTGATCGACAGCTTGCGTGCCCGCTTGGGAAGGAACTGCACGGACGCAGTTCGCAGGATGCCCTCGTCAATCAAGGCGTAAATTGTCGCCGCCTCGGGGAGCGACTGGCTGAAGTGCGCTCGGGCCATCGCGCGGTTCTTGGTCAGCCGCACGCTAAGTTTCCCGTCCGGTCCCTCGCTGGTCCCGATCGGCAACGTCATGTTCAAGCCGTGGTCGAACAGCACGACCGGGTTGGTGCGGTAATGGTCGAGCATCAGCCCGCGTCCGCTGTCGCCCTCTGTGATCTGGACGACGTTGCCGTGCCGGTTCGGTTCCTTCTGCCGGGTCAGCACAACAAAGTCAGCAGACATCTTTGTCGGCTGAGTGCTTTGAACTACGGTCTCGTCTGACCAGTGCTGGAGGTAACCGGTGGGCAACCTCTCGAACTCGTTGGAAGCTGCCAGTGCTTCCTCGCTGTTGAGGAATGCGCCCTGACTACCCTCGAATGTCTCATTCCGAGGAGTGGCCGGACCAGAAGCGCGAAGTTCTATCCGGCTTACTGATTGCCTGAACTCTGGTGGTTCCAAGTCCATCGCTTTCATGTGCTTGGCGAGATGGTCATAGGCACCACGCCGTTCGCTCTCGCTCATGTCCACGCCGCCGCGTGCGCCGTTGACGGCGGCGATGGCTGCGGACACGCCGTGCCGGTTCACCTTCAACGAACCGCCGACCACCTCGTGGTGCGGCAGCGAGTAGTTAGCCAGCGTGGTCCCGTCCTCGTGGACGAACGTGAACCCCTGCTGGTACTTCGCCCGCTGTCCGCTGTTGTCGAGATCGAGATCGCCGTCACCTGCCCAGCCTTCGAGACTCTTGCGTGCGGCGTCGCCATCCCAAGCGGCATCTTCGGCCATCGCGGGGGTTGCCTTGTAGGGGACCACTCCCTGACTCACGCCAAAGGACTGTTCTTCCTCCAGATCGTCCCCCTC